CAACGTCTAATACTAAGCTTGTATTTGGGTCTATCTGCGCTGGCTGTGTATGCTGTAACGGTCCTAAAGGTATCGGCTTGCCTTGGTCGTCTAGGCTGTTAAGAAGCATGTAAGCGTGCTTGCCTAGCGCCTTCTCCGCCCATCGCTGCTCAAGCCCCGCCACTTGCTCGGGTGTAAATATAGGCATTGACGACGAGCTTGTAGCCGCGTTCTCAGCCATGTTTGAAATTGCCATATTGCTTAATCGTTGGGCATCTTTCTGCTTTTCAACTAAACCGTAATAATATTCCTGTCCATCAACATACGAACGATAGCCGTAACACGGCGAAACGGGGATCATGTCGCCAACGATTCGGCGCGGCTTGCTTAAGAATCCACCACCAAACAAAATAGACTTTTCAACGGTGCGTCTAACTATTCTGCGCTCACCAGTCTTTTTAAACCCAGCATCCGCTAACTGTTCGATGACCTCTTTAATATCGTCTTTAAATATTACTCTTTTCTCACCTGTCAGTTTGTTGACATAGCTAAAAGCTAGAGCTTTTTTCTTTTTGACTTGGTAATGCTCTGAAACGTAAATGAGCTTGATGTTGTTTAAGTTGAATATGTTTCTATCCATTGGCTGAAAGAATGACTCGGGGTCAGCGTCTGGGTAAGCGTCGTTAAAAGCATCCTCGGTATAAGTGGTGATAATATCGCACCAGCCAGCATCCGATTTGTCTTGAGCTTTGGCTTGTGGGTCCCATACCACCGTATTATATGCGTTATAAATAGGCTCAAATATTATTTTTTGATCTTTGTTCTCGGGATCATCTTCAGAAACAAATTCTGTCTTTAGTCGTAACGCGCCCACACCGCCTTTTGACATTTCGTTAACGACATTATCCATTGACTGTTCGCCGTTAGAGTCGCGATAGTCTTTCCTAAATAGCCCGTTTAATAGCTCGGCATCTTTGGCGCTAGTCTTCTCGTCGGATGGTCTGTACTTAACAGCGAAACGGTTAGTTCTCCATTCTGCTTGAAATAGGTTGACCGATTGAGAGGCTTTGTCTAGCTCCATTCTTGGTCGGTTAGCGAATTGATCGCCCGCCCATCCTTCCCATTGCGCGCCTGAAACGTCAACAAATCTTATTGACTCGTTTGACTGATCTCGTTGAAACTCGGTTAAATTCCAAGCCTCGCTTACTTTATTCAAGATCTTAACAAAGTCGTCTTTATTCTTGCCGCTCATTTCATGCATAATGATTAACCATAGGTACGTTCAAAACTTGGGCTGGTCGTCTTATAGCTGGTGGCGTTAACATTGCCATCATCATTGCGTCCGCCATGTTCGGGGATTTTATCTCAAGCTTGAGCATTTCGGGCTTGCTCATTATTTGTATTAGGCCGTTACCATTTTCTTTTTTTGGTATGCGACATATCTCCGAACGTATTTCGTTTAGCCTTGGTATGTCAGATGATAAGCTAATCATAGTATCAGGGTCAACATACTCGCCTTTCACTACTGCTCGGTATGTGTTAAAGAAACGCTCTTTTAATGACCAATACTGCTGCGCTCTCAAGTTTTTAAATGTTTGCTTATTGGTTCTTGAATTCTCTGGTGTGTCGGTTTCCCGTGGCAAATAGTAATCATCTGGTCTATTTGGGGATTCGCCACCAATAAAGGCTTTGCTCTCGATACGCTTTCCATTCAACGCCTGATTAATTTGAAGTTTTAGCGCAGACCCAACGCCGATAGCGTCCCAATAGAAAACGTCAGCACCGGCAATAATGGCTTTCTCTAGCGCCCATCTGCAACCGTCGTTAACGTCGCCGTCTTCTTTCATGTCAATATCAATGAAAACAGACCCATGCCTAAGCGCATATCCTTTGGCATCGCTGCCGGTATCACTAGGGTCATGTGCAACGACTCTTTGGCCAGTAGCTTCAAACCTCATTTTTATGTGAGCATCGATAGCGGCGTCAAACCATTCCTGTTTAATGATGGCATTGTCCACACCGTCGTAATACTGGCCACCCCATATATTCCGGTACTCTTCAGGGGTTGCGTTCTCTAAATCGTCTAATCGTTCCTGCTCTAATTCAGGTGGAAACCAAGGATTATCAGTGTAATTAAGCTCGACAACCATCAATAAATCGTCTTCATACTTACCGGTATTTAATAATGACTGCTCAGCTCTGGCCAGATACTTTTTAGATATTGCGTCATCCTTTGAGCCTCTATTCATCGTCACCCATATTTCAGGGGGTGATTCTCCGTTATTATTATCCGCAGCGCTTGAGCGTATCGAGGGGGTTAATACTTTTAAACTGGCATCGCTTACGCTTTCACCCTCTTCAATCCATAACTTAGAAACACCTGACAAGGATTTAAGGCTTGTGATATTTCGAGCCAAGCCCTTGTAGAATAGAGATCCGTTTGAATGGCTATTAATCTTTGTCGCTAATACGTTAAAACCCTCAACGCCTAATCTTTCAATTTCTTGCTTAAGGCTATCATGCACCGATTCATCAATAGAATTCTGAAATTCACGCGTACAACAAACCCTTTGACCTTGGTCAGCACACATCAACATCACATCAGCAACGCCAATAGATTTACCACTACCACGACCGCCGACCGCTATTTTGATTCGCTTGGGTTTAGATAATAACCAAGCTATACCGTCAACGATTCTTAGATCAATTCTAGCCATGCTTAAGAGCCGTCTTTGTTAGTCGTCACTGGGTGTATGTGCCAATCGTTTTTAATAGTCTTTCCACCGCTCGTTATATCGGTCTCAGTGCTATCCTTAAGCCCTAGGTCTCTCGCTATGATATTAGCGTTTAACATGCCTGCCGCGGCTCCTGCTAGCTTCTGATCGCGAATAACGTCCTCTACCTCGTCAATGATGTCACTAAAACCGGCGCGGCCCTTATAATCTTGCCAGCATTTAAACGACATTCCAACATATCTAGCAATAGCTGTTATTGTCATCGCTCGCATTTTTGGGGTATGTGAAGGAGTTATTAATCCGCCTTCAATCATTGGTTTCTCTTCAATTAATGGGTTTTCTTCTACCCATTGAAAGTATTGATAGCAGGCATCAAGAAATTTTTCTGGATCACTAAATATTGGCTTCCTACCGTGAGAGCTTCTAGCCTCCCAAAACTTATTTCCTTTTTTAAATCGTGTTGAAACATCGACCATTTCTGATGCTTCATCTGTACTATTCTCGCTCATAGCGGATTACCTCGTCAATTAACGGAATAGTTATATTATCACAGATTATGTTAAATGGCTGAAATGGCTGGCATCGAACCAGTGACCTACTGAGCTACTTGCCAAAATTTGTTAAATCTGTTCTTTAGCCTTGTTCATTATATCATTTATCCTCGGTTTAGTCTTACCCTTCCCTAACCATTAATTAAACCTGTTTACAATATGCTGAACAACTATTTCGTCGTGTTCATCTTCTAGCATCCGATTCCATAGCTCATCCATACACACCATTGCAAAATCTGAGGCTAAACTTGCATAACAACACTCGTCTAAAATATCTTTCATATCACTGGCGCACTTAACGTCTTTAAATTTTGGCGTTATAGTTTTGCAGATTTGGCCGTCTGGCGCTGTAGAAAGCATATCTAGCGTTTCTTTAAACTTACTAATAATAAATTGCTCCGCATTCTTTGCAGGCATCTCTTACTTTTTCGTGCTCGCAGATTAGCCCCTTCGATATTTTATCTTCCCAGTCGTAAGCGTAAGCACGTTGGGCATATTCAATAAGCAGCCTTTCATCTACTCCCTTGCCAAATACCGCGTTACCAATTTTTGCTGGTTTAGTTAGTTTACTCATTGCTTCCTACCTTATTGCTGATTGCGGGAATATGGTTGCTTAGCTCCTTTGGCATACATAGCCCTAAATCATTTTATTTAAACTTTTCTATAAAATCATTCTTAAGCTTTATCATCTCATCACCGCTTAATCTTTGGGGATCGTCGCCTATAAATAGATGGCAAAATTCGATACTGTTATTTTGAGCATATAATAAAAATTGCGAAATTATTAACCCTGCTTCTTTACTCATAATTCACACTCCAATCATTAATTAAACAAAAAAGTTAATATAAACGCCGGTTATCATTCCATATATAAACCCAAATACAGATATAAATACTGCTATGAAAACCGCTAATGTTATTACCCATGCGTTTAGAAATAGGTTTTTAATCGTCTTCATCTCATCCCCCTTTGCTTTAACTGGTTAAGCTTCATCTTTAACCGTTCAATTTCTTTCTTATCTCTCAACATCGCTTGCTCGGTTAGTGCTTGCATGTATTGCCATTGCTCGACCGTTTGAGGCATTGACTCACCTTTGACTAGCGACACTCCGCACGCTTCACACTTAATCATCGCCTAGAACCCATTTAATAAGAAATCCAAAATACCGAACAAATTCAAATAGATAGATAATGTTAAAATGATATTAATGTTTAACTCTTCTCTAATCTCTTGCTCACTCTTCACTTTGTCGCCTCTTTAATTTGCTGCAAGCAGTCAATTAGCCAATCCAGCTGCTCAAGCGGAATTTGAACAGAGTCATCATAATTCTTAAACTGAATTACTCGGCAATCTTCACTTACAGACATATTGTAAAATTCGACTGCTAACTCGGCGTTAAAACCATCCGGGTACATTTTTTCAAAAACTAAATGTGTTGGTTTATTGTTCACTATCTCACCCCTTAATTAAAGCCTGGCCGCCTGACCTTCTTTGTATGCGTACTTTTGATCATCCGTTAATCAGGTCTGAAATACTATCTTGCAAATCACCCCTAAAATTATTTTCTAAAAGTACGGTTGAGCATTCAATCAATAAATCAGCTTGTTCTTTCAACTTTGCGGTTAGTACCTTGTTATCAGCCTCTAATGATTCGATTTTATCGTCACCGGCTATCTGCCATTCATTTAAGCAGATATGGCAAGTGCTGCATTCATTACAATAATCATAGCAATGGCTTTCGTTTAACTCGCATTCTTCACTCATACCCTTACCCCTTCTCTAATTCTTTCCTGATGATCCTCTATAGCCCATCGTCTTAATTGAAGCTCCTTATTTAGCCGTGACTGGTCTTCACTTACTTTGGGGGCCGTGTTCTTAGCCTCAACGTATTTAGCCTTCTTTCGGCCTTCCTCGCACCTTACGCAGCGCTTTGTAATGCTATCCCTAATGAATGAGCTGCAATGACATGGTTTATCTGATTTGTATGTGCTCATCACCCTTCCCCTTTCTTAGATGCCTTATCAGCTGCTTCAATTGCTTTAATCTTGGCTACGTTCTCTTTTAGAACCATTACCGATACGAATTCGTAGCCTCTAGCTCTCCATCTTTCTCGGTAGTCTCTTGATGTTTGCGCTACTGTTTTCGGTTTCATTGTCTCCCCGTGTTAAATGGTGGAAAGAGTTGGTAACGAACCAACCTAGTCGGATTTTCAATCCGGTGCTAATCCATCTCAGCTATCTTTCCTAATTCAGTCTTCAATACTTATAGTGGGTGATGCTAGCGACAGATTCGAACTGACTCCAGAGCTACCCTATATAATCCAGAAAGCCGTGTAGCTTATTATCACGACAATTTTACCTGAATCACCTAGCTGAACCATAAGCTAGGACACATACTAGCATCACCTACTATAAATACTCATAAGAAAGGGTGTTGAGTGACCTGAGAAGACCTATTTTAAGAGCAGCCAATATGTCACTTTCGGCTAACTCTCTTCTCGAACAACAACGTGCGATTCTGGCTTGAGTTCACCCGATCAGCTTTCACGCCTTTTACCCTTACTTATAAATACTTACCTAGACGGATTTTAAACCTTCGCTTATCAGCTAGCCAACGGCGTTTTACTAGGGTATTGATTAGAGGTCAACCAAGGAAACGCACCAAGCCGCCAACCAACACAGACAGATTAACACCCTTGCTGGTAATTACAAGTAATTAATTAGATTTATTTAGATTTATTTAGATTTCTTTCGATCTGTGAAAGTTACATACGCCATATAACCGATCCATCCTATACCTATGACCGTGGCCAGCTCGGACCATGGCAGTAAGTTCCAAATGGGGTCCCAATAGGGGTCATACCATTTTTCAGTGGTCGCAGCGCCTACAACGCCAACGCTAGAAGTTCCTTGGATCATTTTATCTTGAGCAATTTCGCGGATAGCCATGTTCTAAAATTTCCCCAAATATTTTTTGCCCATGCCCATGTTTCTATAGTTGCGCATATCGCGAATGATAAGACTATAGCCACCGTGTAAACCTCTTGCGAAGTTGCTAACAAATGAAGTAAGTGAGTCAGATAATCCATTCTTGCTTAAGCGAAACAGATACCAAATCTCTAGCACTGTTAATAACGCCGCTCCCTTAATGAAAATGTTGTAAGTTTCCTCGATTGTACCCGAATTTAAGACTAAATCCAAAAT